CATGCCTGATGAAGATTTGTTTGATTTTTATTGCAACACTAAGTTAAGTGAATCTTCTGACATGGCAAAATACTGGGTAATATATTATTACTCAGTATATTAAATTTATTTCTAACAATATGTGTTGCGGAATTAAGGTATAAAATAAACATGTTTTATATGCGATGTTTCTCTTTAACCAGCGTTTTTAGGCGTTTAAATAAATATTTATAGGGGGATAGTATAGTGTTTTTAGCAAGTAGTATAATTGCACTAATCATATAAACTGCTGATTCATAATAGGTATTTATGGAATAAGTGCTATTTTAGCGCAATAAACGTGCGCGCGTCGCAAATAATTGGCAGTATAGCTCAGCTGGTAGAGCGAAGGTGTACATACGTGGTGAATACGTATGCAGGTCTTTTGTCACAAGTTCAACTCTTGTTGCTGCCGCAATGGTTTTTGAAGGTGTGAAGAACGCTCCCGGCATTCAGGGCTCCGACTGAGGGATAAAGCGTGCGGAGATTAAGGTAATTAATTAGTTGTTTGATGGAAACGCTCCCGGTGATTGTGCCGGGAGCATTATTTAGTATGAAAATAGATATTCCCATTATAAGAAGAAATATCATCCGAGAGGTTATTTAAAAAAACTTGCGGATGCTGCCTAAAACAGCAAATACCCGCCGGATCATCTCGACTGGAATTTCTTGTTCACAGAATTCAGGAGACTTGTTTGCCGGAATAAGACGTACAAAACCTTTTTGAGCACCTGGACGAATACGTTTTACCGTACGGTAATCATCCGTAATGATACCATATATTTCGCCGGCAGGAAGATATTCTATGGGAGATCTAACCTCTTTCAGTGCTATTACGTCTCCATTGCTTATCTCTGGCTCCATGGAATGTCCGGTAAGGTTACACCACATTACTCCCGGTTTGTTGTATGGAGGATAGTTTATATAATAGTCCGGCAGTTGTGTCTGGTCATTGGAAACAAACTCAAAGCCACCTATGAAATCCACATTATAATAAGGGGCGCCTTTATATTCTTGGTTGATACTGGGGAGTGGTTCTGAAGTTGATACATCATTAGTACGAAGCATAGCACCTTCACCAGTGAGGAGCCAATCCGGAGACAAACCTATACATTTTGTATATATCAATTCGGAGTCAAATGTATTACGAGTTCCCCAAGCGCTAATGGTTTGTGCTGAAACCCCTAATAGTTGGGCAAATTTAGCTTTGTTACCACTTGTATAATGAGTAATCATAGCATCTAACATACCTTTCTTGTCCATAATTAATATTTTAAATCTACAAATTGTGTATTTTCTGCAAAATATATTTGGCGTATATCTACAAAATGTATAGCTTTGCATCGTCATCCAAATGGAAAACGCTCCAAATATACAGAATTAACTTTATAAACAGAAATACAATGGCAGAAAAGGAAAGATTTATCAAAGCAGACGCTTCACAACAAGAAGCCATCGCCAAACAGTTTTTTACCACTACACGTACTGTGCGTTCAGCACTGAATTTTGAGACGAACTCACCATTTGCGAAAACTCTTCGTGCTTATGCACTGAATCACGGATGTAAAATGTATGAGGTTACATTGATAGATAACCCGTACGAGAAAGTAAAAACCTTATAAACAAATCCTTATGATTTACTGGAAAGAAGAATGCAGGGTTCTTGCCACGGAGCGTGCTGAGATTGTCGTAGTGGATAGCTACGACGAGCGTGGAGTACCCGTGTTTGCCGTCCGTCAAGTGACGAAGGCGGTAGGTACCCGTAGTGGCAGGAATTCCTATTGGGGTGTACATTTTGATGAACCGTTGTCCGACGGGTGTACGGCTGTGGGATTTTCTTTTGTATTAGCCTATAGTACTGACAAAAGAACAGAGGATAAAAGGTTACGTGGGTATCATCCCGCATGGACACTCACTATTGACGATGAAGGTAGACTGGTAGACCGCAAGTATAATGCCTTAAAGGCGATTGATAAAACTATTGATTGACAGATATTAAACTTGAATTATATGAAAACCTGGAGAACAATTCAGAAGATTGCCGTAGCCGTGGGCATGACCTATGGCATGTGGCTGGGAACCAATGTTGACGCAACGGATGCGGACAACCGCAATGCGTTTGTAATCATCGTATTATCGGCTATTGTGGCGATATCGCTTTGTATGCCGGACAGCGGAAAGGAGGAAATGGCATGAAAGTAAAGGTGACATGGGTAAACAATAACCCGTTTGTTCTGGACCTCAGAAACATGTTAAGATGCTCAGAGGCTGACGTACCTGCCGAGATGAATTACGATACCATTGAAGACTTTGCCCGTGAGGCAACCCCGCAGGGCTTTCATCTGCGGTCGATAGACGTTGAGGGCAAGGTTGTGCAATATGACTATAACGGCCATAAACTGTAAAGTCCGGAACAGGTAGCAAGTCCGGATCTTCCCTTGCCATGCGGAAGTGGCTGGCTCCCCGGTTCGATGCCGGGGCTTGCACAATGTTGAAAAGTATAAAGTTTCTGATTATGGAAATGTACGGTAAGAATATATGTGTCAGTTGTAGAGAGCTCGTGGAAAGTGGCATTATCAGTAAGCCTACTTATGACAAATATGTCAACCAGGGTAAACTGACGGTAGCTCGTCGAGGCGCAAGGAATCGGGAAGCATTGGTTTATTATGACACCATGTATCCTCCCGTCCGTGTAGCTTATGATACAAAAAATCCCGAAGCTAAAGAACATCTTCAAGAACAACTTAGAAAGCGACAATCTTTTCCTATGAATATCCGGTTAAAAAGTGACGACAAGGCCGTGGAGTTTTACAAGACCTATATTCCGAAAATCTCCATCGAGCGCCAGAAGGAATATGTGCTCAACGCCAAAGTGATGAATGCCATGATAGTACAGGAAACCGGATTGCGTAACAAGCACAGCGAACATGGCTATACACACAAAAGACTGGTGCGCAATACTGTCATTTCCTTATGCGAGGAGCTTCGCAGGTCCTTCAACCATACACTTCCGAAGAGCGAGTCCCGTCTGATGGAAAAGTTCGAGGATTACAAGAAACGGAGTTACGTGGCATTGGTCAGCGGTACTACCGGTAACCAGAGCGCCCGTAAGATCGGTCCCCGTGAGGGACGTATCCTGCTGCGGCTGAGACGGAGCAAGTTTCCGGTATATACCGACATGCAGATATTCGATGAATTCAACCGGATCGTGACAGAACGCAATGCGCGTGCCACCCGTGAGGAAGACAAGCTGAAGCCGGTGGAATCCCCCCAGACTGTCATCAACTATCTCTATAAGACGGGCATCAAACTTTGGTGGTACGGCGTGGTACATGGTGAAATCGCCTTCAAGAACGAGTTCATGCCGCAGTTCGACACGAAACTGCCGCAGATGCCCAATACCTTATGGTATGGTGACGGTACGAAACTGAACCTCTATTACAAGGACTACGACAAGAAGAACAAACGTATGGTGGCACGTACCATCGACGTGTACGAGGTGATGGACGCATGTTCGGAGGTGTTCCTGGGCTACTCTTTCGGCGCGGAGAATTTCCTTACACAATATGAGGCCTACCGCATGGCGCTGGAAACGTGGAAGATTAAACCTTATGAGATAGTTACCGACAACCAGGGCGGGCACAAGAGGCCGGAAGCGCAGGTCTTTTTCAAGAAGATATGCCACCTGCACAAGACCACCATGCCGCACAACGGCCAAAGCAAGACCATCGAAAGCGCTTTCGGGCGTTTCCAGCAGCAGGTGATGCACAAGCTCTACAACTATACCGGACAAAATGTGACCGCCACCAAGGAGAGCAGTCATGTCAACATTGACCTGATAATGAAAAACATCTCGCAGCTCCCCACTTTGGAAGAGATGAAGGAGCAATATCTGGAATGCCGCCGTGAATGGAACGGTATGCCGCATCCCACCAGCGAGACGGGGATGACCCGCATGGAAATGTACACGACCCTCAACAGTCCGAAAGCCGAACAGCTTGACGGATACGGGGTACAGGAACTCTTCAAGCTCCTCAGCAAGGACAGCGTGAAGTACGGCAAGCAGGGATTCGTCTTCAGCCGCAACAACAAGGAATACCGTTACATGGTCTATGACGAATCCGGCCAGGTGGATATGGGCTTCCACATGCAGAATGTGGGTGTCAGTTTCCGCTACAAATACGACCCCATGGACATGACCTCCGTGGAACTATGGGAAGTCTGTGCGGGAGGCAGGCTGAAGTATGCCGCCACCGCCACTCCGAAAGTCGTGTTCCACCGTGCCACCGCAGAACGCAGTACGGAGGAGAGCGAACGGCTCTATGCCCAGATACGCGCCCAAAAGCGTGCTCTCGCCGGGCACTATATCGCCAGTGAGGATCTGCTGCTTGAAGAGAGCATGGGCGAGGCCTATACCAAGCTTGTGATGCCCCTTCCTGTGGGTGAATCCCAGAAGAATATGGAACGGCAACGCAAGCAGTACGCCAACGGGGAGCTGAAAGCCCCGGTTCCCTATCCCGAAGGTGTGGGTCCCGGGACCTACGAACCCGAACCGGAGGAAGTGTCCGCGGGCATTGCCTCTCCGGGTGAATACACCAAGCAGGTTTCCGGAATGACCGAAGCCGAGATGTACCTGTCGTTCCTCAATGACAATTAACCAGTATCCAACAATCAATTAAATACCATTCAAAAATGAAAGAACTCAGTAAACAAGACAAGGACACCATCCGTGAGGCACTTTTGGAATATTGTGGCAACTATCCCAGCCAGAACCGTGCCAGCGAAAGCCTGAGCGGAGTCAGTGCCGCCACCGTATCACAGATCTGTAATCAGAAGTACACCAGTATCAGTGATGACATGTTCAGCCGCATAGCCGCACAGATCGGTTTCAGCATGGACCGTTGGACATTGACCGAAAGCAACGCCTTCCAGCGGATCACTTTCGCAATGTCGGACGCACAGGCCTATAAGAATACCACCTGGGTAGTAGGCGATGCCGGCTGCGGCAAGACGACCGCCGCCATCGAGTACCGCCGCACACACCGCAATGTGTTCTACATCCTTTGCTCCGAAGACATGAGAAAGAGCGATTTCGTCCGGGAAATCGCCAAACAGGTGGGCGCCCCGGTAGACGGGACCAACCTGCGTGACATTCTGGAATATGCCATTTCCATGATAGCCTTTCTCCAGAACCCGCTTATCATCTTCGACGAGGGCGACAAGCTGACGGACAGTGTGTTCTCCTATTTCATCAGCATATACAACCGTCTGGAAAACAAGGCGGGCATCATCTTCCTTTCCACCGACTACATCAAGCGCCGCGTGGAGAACGGCCTGCGCTACAACAAGAAAGGCTACAAGGAGATAAACAGCCGTATCGGCCGCAAGTTCTTCGATGTCAGTGTGGCCACGGAGCAGGATGTGTATGCCATCTGCCAGGCAAACGGGCTGACCGAACCGGCTGAAATCAGGCGGGTACTGCGCGAGGCGCAGCAGGGGGAATACGACCTCCGTCGGGTGAAACGGGTCGTGCACGCCTGCAAACGCATATTGGAGGCCAGACGGATGAAAGGAGGTACGGAACAATGAGTGAAGCGGTGAATGACTTCAAGACCTTTGCCCGGAATGCCAAAGGAGTGCGTGAACTGCTCTCCATGAAGTTCGACACGCTGCCTTTCGAGGGTGAATGGTATGATGCCTTCGGTACCCCCGAGAGCCGCGGCGTGTGGATAGTCTGGGGGAAGTCGGGCAGCGGGAAAACCTCCTTTGTAATGAAGCTCTGCAAGGAACTCTGCAAATATGGCCGTGTGGTCTATGACAGTCTGGAGGAAGGTATCAGCCTGACCATGCAGAACACTGTACGACGCAGCAACATGCTGGAGGCGAACCGCCGTTTTCTGTTGGTCTGTGAGTCGATGGACGAGCTCAGTTTGCGGTTGAAGCGTCAGAAATCACCAGATTTTGTGGTGATAGACAGCTTTCAATATACGCAGATGACATACGCCCAATATATCAGGTTCAAGGAGAGGCACAAGAACAAGCTGCTGATTTTTGTCAGCCATGCCAGCGGTCAGAACCCGGACGGACGCAGTGCAAAGAAAGTACAGTACGACGCCTCACTGAAAATCTATGTGGAGGGCAAGCGCGCTTTTTCCCATGGTCGTTTTATCGGACCGAAAGGATATTATGACATCTGGCAGGAAGAGGCGGAAATCTATTTCGGAGACAAACCCATTTTAAATGATGAGAACGAGTAAGGACAAATCTATCAGCGCCCAGCAGCTTAAAGCCCTGCACGCCACCTTCCACCGTATCGGCATGGATGACGAGGCCCGCCACGGCTGCATCTACGAGTTCACTTCCGGCCGTACGGAAAGCAGCCGGGAACTGACGATGCGTGAGGCGCGGCAGCTGCTGGAGCGGTTGAACCCGACGGACGACAAGGCACGGGCCATGCAGATGGCAGAAGCCAGGAATGTATTCCGGGACATCTACCGTCTTTCGTTCCAGATTCCCCAGCTGAACCAGGGGTTCACCAGCGACAGCGAGGAGGAATACCGCATGAACGTGGCGAAGCTGAACATCTGGGCACGTAAGTACAGCAAAGCGCGCAAGGACATTACAAGCATGAGGCTTTGGGAGCTCCAGGCCACCAAGAAACAGCTGGAGGCGTGGATGCGCCGTGAGGAAAGGAAACTTAAAAAGGATTGATACAATGAGAAAGAAACAGGAAATCAAACAGGCTGTGGCGATACTGTGCCACAAGTCGGACCGCCTGAGCCTGGTGCAGGCCGAGGTGTTGCGGGGAAACATGACCGAACAGCAGGTATTCCAGAAGTATGTTATGGAGATGGCAGAAGACACCCGTGACGAAACCGTATTCTTTGCCGCCCGCGATGCCGCCCGGTTCGCCGCCGGACATATAGGGCTGGAGGAACTGGTGCCGGATGTCCAGTCCATGACAACGACGGATTTTGCGGCGGCAGGAGCCTTGGGAGTGGTGGATGAGGAAAGCGACACCATATTGCTGTCACGCAAGGATTTCGACAGGTTACTGGCACGTATCGAACGTCTGGAGCAGTGGACCGGGCTCCGCCGCAAGGCTTCTCCGGGCAGTGCTGTCCCGGGGACACTTCCCACCAATGCCAATATGAGCGACATGATGAAGCAGAACGAGGCCTGCCGTTATCTGTCTTGCGGCAAGAATACCATCAAGGGATATGCCAGCCGTGGTCTGATACATAGCTACAGGCAGGGCAAGTTCACTTATTACAGCCGCAAGGAGCTGGACAAGAAAATCAAAAGGCAGAGAGAGGAGGTACAGCCATGAAAGACCATACCCCCGGTTATACACCCCGGACTTGTGTTTCAGACAGACAGAAGCGCCTTTCCAGACTTTCTGCGGAATTGGAGGCCAGCGCCGACCGTATTTGCGATTATCAGGACCGGTTGATGGCGGGCATTACCGCCTTGAAGTCTATCGAGTACGACCGCCTGCTGGATGAATACCGGGCGGAGCTGGTGCGTTACGACAACATCGACCGGGAACTCCGGCAGTTGGAGGACCCTACGAAAACAGAAGAGTACAGGGCCTATCACCGCAATGCCGGCAAGCAGCAGAAAAATAAAATCAACTATTAAATTATTAACCCTATCAAAAGAGCAAGAATTATGGCAAGAACAAAGAAAACAGTAGTCAGCGGCATCAGCCGCGAGCAGGCAGAGCAGGCCTTCGCAGATTTTGCGGCGGCCGATGCCAAAGTACAGAACCTCACCTCGAAGATGGACCTTGAGATGACCCGTATCCGCGAGAAGTATGCGGACCAGCTGGCAGAACTGTCAGCCACGAAGGAAAAGAACTTCGACATCATGCAGGCATACGCCGTAGAAAACAAGGAAGAACTGTTCTCCAGGAAGAAAAGCCTGGAGAGCGCCCATGGCGTGTTCGGTTTCCGTACCGGCACACCGAAGCTGAAGAACCTGAAGGGGTTCACCTGGGCGGCAGTGACGAATTTATGCAAGGAGCTTTTGCCGCAGTATATCCGCACCAGTGAGGAGCTTGCCAAGGACAGACTGCTGGCTGACCGTGAGAATCCTGACGTGGTATCCTATTTCCCGAAGATCGGTGTGCAGGTGGTGCAGGAAGAGACCTTCTATGTGGAGCCTAAAAAGGAGAGCGATGCGGTTGAGCAGTGAGATGAGGGAGATACACCGCTGTTACCGGTACCGTCCCCGCGGTCGGTGCTGGGCGGTGTATCTCGATATCACCTACCGTCAGGGTGACAGCTTCCCTCCGAGGACATCCACTCTTGGCACCAAGGTGAATGAATATCCGACCAGGGAAGAGGCACGGCGCGAGGTGTACAGACTGAACGGCTGGAATTATGAAAGGAGAAAAAGAACTTAATACAGAACAAACCATGAGCAAGAAACAGAACGGGGTGCTGGTAACGGCGCCCCTCTTCGGAACGGGACGGGAGACCGTCGGAGAATTCCCGGGGTATTCCTGCGGCTATTGTCAGGGCAACGGCTATTTCCAGGGGGATATCACGGTAAAGGACACGGAGCTGGTCCCGTGCCCCAAGTGTGGCGGTACCGGCAAGGTGAAGGGCATCGTTACGGTGGACTGGGTACCGGACGGGGAAGTGAAACCCTGCCTCAAAGGGAATTCAAACGACATTTAATCACTGAAGCCCTATGCGTATTCCCGTGAAATACATCGTACAGATAGATAACTTCCATGTGGCGGATTTCATCTTCTACTGGAACTATTATGACCAGCCGTGTTCCCTGCTTCTGCAGAAGCCCAAAACGGAAGGGCTTACCGCCATCAAACTGGTGGTTGACAGTGACGAGGCCGCCAGCTTTTTGCTCAGGGCGAAGGAGAAGACGGGATGCAGGCTATATCAGGTTGACTAAAGGCAATTCAAAAATGAATAGGAAAATAACTCAAATAATAATATCATGGAACAGAAAAAGAAAGAGGTGGTCTTTGACGGCAAGGACCTTATATTCAACGTGGACGGGATAGAAATTAAGAACGGGAAACTGCCTGATTCCTTCAGTATAAAAGAGCGCTATGAAATAAGCGCGGAAAGCCTTACCAAGCTTGTCGTAGCGTTGGGTGACGGGAATACACTTGCCGAATTTAATGAGGAACGAGGGTGTTACGGTGTTTTTAAAGCAGAAAGAGCTATATATCCCTTGAAAGATAATTATGTCAAGAAGCTTGCCGAAGAAGTAAAGATCCCTACAAGAAGAGGTCCTTACGGAACGTAGAAAAGCTTCTGATGAAGGATATAAGCGCTACCTGCTGGAAAACTTGATTAAAGAGCACAACAAGCGCTCCTGGTGGGGACGGGCAGAAAAGATTGAACTGAAAACAGAGGAGTGAGAATGGACCTGAGAATAATAGATTTCCCGGAATACCCGTGGAAGACCCTGGATGTGTATAAGGACTTTAGTTACACGTTCAACATCAGTCCGGGAAAGAAAATAGAGGGGGATTTGTTCGATTCATCCAAGATGAAAGTTGTGTCCTACAATGAAAACAGCCATGTGCAGATATTGGCTGTATGTGACCCTTACGGACCGCCTTTCTATGTACGCAGGGATATTGATGGTTTGTTATGGTCCTCATGGGTAAAAATAGAGGAGGAGCATTTCTGGCAAGAGATTAATGGTTGTGCAGCAGCCATTAAGTTTCCTCCTCTGTGTACGTCTCATTATTATTTTTAAGAAACACTTTAATTCAATACGAGCAAGAAATGAATTATATAGTGAAAACATTATTATCGGTAATTAGCCAATTGCTTCTCTATTACTAATAATTGGTAATACATATCTTCAAGCATAGCTTGTTCGTAACCTGTAAGTTCATTTTCCGAGTTCTTTTTAGACTCTAACGCTTGAATTTGCAATTTTATAGATTCTCTATTTCTAAGTAAAATATTAATGTCGCTCATAAATTAAAATATTAATGGGTTTATGTCGCAAATATAGTAATAATTATGATAATAGCTTGGTTCTCTTGCGGTGTAACATCCGCAGTCGCTTGTAAGATAGCATTGAGTTTGTACGATGATGTGCAAGTTTACTACATAGATACTGGCTCTGGGCATCCTGACAATACCCGATTCCTCGCAGATTGCGAGAAGTGGTACGAGAAGCCTATCTACACTATCCGAAGCGACAAATACACTTGCGTAGCTGATGTCCTACGGAAAGGGTTTATCAATGGAGCGCATGGGGCTGCTTGTACGCTGGAGCTAAAAAAGAAAGTCCGCTATAAGTTGGAAAAGGTAGTTGGCTCATGGGACGGTCAAGTATGGGGATTTGATTTTGACCCGAAGGAGATTAACCGGGCTATCCGGCTAAAGCAACAATATCCAGATACGAAACCGTTGTTTCCGCTTATTGAGCGGCAGATAACAAAGCCGGATACAATGGGTATGCTTTGGAAAGCTGGCATTAAACAGCCTGTAATGTATTCGATGGGTTACAATAACAATAACTGCATCGGTTGCGTGAAAGGCGGCATGGGTTACTGGAACAAAATCCGGAAGGACTTCCCAGAAGTGTTTGCTCAAATGGCGCAGATTGAACGTGATGTAGGCGCAACATGCCTAAAAGACAAAGACGGGCGTATCTTCTTGGACGAACTACCAACATGGCGAGGTGACCCAGTGGAAGAGATTATACCGGATTGCTCTCTTATCTGTCAGATAGAGTTTCAAGAAATCATGGACAGACAGGTAGAACGAGTTTTGAAAGGAGAAATTAGTATTAACGATGTAGCCTAATTAGGCTCAAAACAAAATAGATATGAACCCAATGGATAATGAGTTACAATGCAAGAAATGTGGGAAGCCGATAAAAGGTGGTTGCTATAATGTTCCCGATGGACCTTTTTGTGTGGATTGCTGGGAAAATAAGATCAGTGAGAAACTTAAAAAGGATTATGAGAAACAAGCCTTAAAAAGATTGCAGGCTATCGGTATCGGTTTTAAAACTGGACGTATAATGAACAGAACAAGACTGGTGCTTCGTTGGCTGCTCATCCCCTTGTGGTTCGCCATATTCATAGCCTATCTGCCGATATGGTATCTGCAAATGAGCTGGTACTATTTCAGCTTTCAGGATTATTGGGATGCTTTTCTGATATTGTGGGATAAGACCATGCTGTCCATGAGGTTGAAGACACGCCAATGAATCCTCGAAAGGCCGCCGTATGATTAATATGGCGGCCTTTGTTGTGTATATATGCCGTTATTCGTATCTTTGTATCAGGTTTTCAGGTAATTCAGGGTATTATAATTTCAGAGGTATGAAAAAGAGTCGGAACAGGATTGTAGGATGCAGCTACGCGTTCAGAGTAGAGGACATTGTACGCATTTACGATGAACATTCCCGCAGCGGCCTCTCCAACCGCGAGATTCTGCGCCGTTATATCTGGCCGAAGTACCATATCTGTGAAAAGACCTTCTACAACATCATCAATGCCAGCGCCGACCCGCGCATCATCCAACGCCAGAAAGAGATGCGGGCGCAACTGTCGCTTTTCTGACCCGTCCTTATCCCCTGTCTATCACTTTACATGTGAAGTCGGTGACATCCTCCACAAGTTCCTCATGATTGTGGTTCGTGCTGCTTCCGGTACGTCGGAACAGACTGAAGGAAATGTTGCCGTCGTCTCCGGAGAGGTTGAAAAGATGCCGGTCCATGCGGTCCAGCAAGTCGAAACGCTCCAGCGCCTGCTGCTGGAAGCCGCCGCCTTCGCGGGAACTCCCTTTCCAGGGTGTGACGATATGCAGGCGTAGGGTCACGTCCGCTGTCTGCGTGCCGCCGCCCGTCCATTTCACAGGCCGGAATTCAATGAATACGGCAGGGGCATCGAAAGGCTCTTCCTGCTCCAGGAATGAAATCTGCTCGTTCCATAGGTCGAATGTTCTGATGACGGGCTTCCCGTCCCGGTCTGTAAGTTGTTTCAGCCGTTCTATGAGGCTGAGGTAAAGGAACCTTCTCATATCTAAAATATTCTTTTGCTATTGTTTTCCACTATTTCCCGGATGATGCGCTCCACCTCCGGATGCATGCCGATGAACCGGCGGCAGGGCATGACTATCCTGCTGCCTGCCCGTTTCAACGCCATACGTTTACAGAAAAGTGCCTCTTCCGTGGGGTTGCGCCTATAATTATCTGTCAGTTGCCGGTACAAGTACCAGAAGTATCTTTTCATCTTTCTGGTGACGGTTATTGCTCCACCTTCATTGTGAATGGCAGCGTATGGCAGGTCACTGCTGAAAACCACGCTATGTCCCGTAGTCTCCGTCTTGATACTCCTGCGTAAGGCCCCTGTACGCGTCAACAGCCCCCGGCTTTCGTCGTCATTGCATTTCCTTCGTGCCCAATGCTCGTTGAAGAAGGCTTCGCGTTCGAAGTTGCGGTCAAACTCCCCGCTTATTTTCGTTCCGATGTCCTTCAGCGTAAGGCTGATGAAGCGCTCCACCTTCCGTTCCAGTTCCTTGGCTGTGTCTGAATTTTGGGGCATAATGCTTGTTTATTAAAGAATTAAACGTATCTTTGCATTTGAAAGAAGCAGTTTTATAAGCAAGTCGTGGATTGCAGTTCTACGGGGCTACTTATAAGGATGCTTCTTTTTTATTCCAGTATCTTCAGTATGTTGTCACTATCCGAGATGCTGTGAAGATTTACTTCCCCATTGGCATACTCTCTGACAATAATCCACGATTTTTCTTTCCCGACTACAGTTTCAAACAAATGGGCTACGGTTCCGGCATCGTGCTTGTCGATGCCATATCCCAAATAGCCGGCTTTCTGCAAAACTTCTCTGATTTGTAGCAGGAGCTCATTTTTCTCTGCATACCGCCTATGAGGTTGATTAAGCCATTCCTTTATACTTTTTCCCGTGACATGTATTTCCTTGCCGAATCCGGGGTTTCTGAACACCTCTTTTTTCAGGCCGGACGCTTCTTTCTGTATCTCCTTTCTGCGTATCTTCAATGTTTCTTTCCGTCTGGTCATTTCCCTTATCATCTTGCAGGCCGCACACAATTCATTGTCGGGCACTTTGACCAGTCCCATCGTACCCGGTCTGTCAGGGCAGTCCTTGCACCGGCTGATGGTATAGGGATTGTAGAACGGGAAGCATGCCATCTGTCTGCCGGGATTGAAGCGCATCATCTCTTGATGCCTGCCTGCTGTGGCCTGGCTGCCATCCAGTATTGCCCGGTGTTCGTCACTTTCCGGATAATCGCTACGGAGTACCCTTGCCACCGTACAGCGGCAGTTCCACCCGTTGGGAGGAAAGTATTCATCCCAGAACCGTGAGGTAATGGGCAGCGTGACATTATGCAGTGCCCGGTGTGCCTCGCGTACCCGTTTGTCGCCCACAGTGCGGTATTGCAGCAGGTAGCGGTCCCGGTCCTCATCGTCCCACCACTGCTTCCACCTGGCAGCCATGACGGCAGATGCCATGGCGAAGTTGTATTCCGCTTTCAGGTACCAGCGGTTATAGGTCTCGTTCACCTTTTGAACGTCATTCAAAAAGTGTTCAAAGGGCTTCCGGTTCCCGTCCGCATCGAGCAGCGAGGGGAACGCCTCGTTCAGCTCATGGAAGGTCTTGAAGCCGGAAAAGACGTAATTGCTTTCCTTGAGCCGCCGTATGCTGATGTCGTCCATGGGGCGTTGACGGACTGAATAATCCACGGCACGGTCCAGCGTATCGGTATGGTCGCGTATGAACTTCTGCACCTCCTTGTCCGCCAGCATCTCTGGTGTGAATTCCGGCTGCCGGTGGAGCCAGCGCATCAGCAGGACAAAAGACGCCTCCACGGCAGCAGTATCTATTTCCTCTTCTTCATCTTCCCCACTGTCAGCCAGCGGCAGTGCATTTCCGTAATATGCCAGCAAGGCTCGTCTGTGCAGCCCTTCGTAGTCAGAAGGGCTCAGTCGAAAAAACAGAGCTTCTGTTCCCCATCCCCCTTGCCATTTTCCTTGCCTGCCGGGACAGCCACCGGTGCGGGCGCTTTTTTCTCGATAATGGGCACATTGTACTTGTCGATGAAATATTTCAGGTCCACCTCGTAGTTCTCCAGCAGCAGGCGTTCATAGGCAATCTGCTGCTCGGGTGTGAAGTCTATGCCCTCGTACCAGTCGAAACGGTATCCCTTTAAGGGGAAACCGTGCTTTATCATTTTGGGGATAAGCTGGAAGTTGATGACGTCCCGCAGGTTGTCGGCATCCTTGCTGACAAGGTTCTTCAGCACCTCCAGATGCACCTCGCTCTGCGAAAGGCTGCTGCCGTTCTCCGTAGTCATGGTTTCGGTGAGCACTCCCTTTGACAGTTCGGAGTTGGCGCGGTCTATGCGTTTGTCAAAGACGTTGTAGGCATCCCCGCGGGTGGACTCCTTGATTTCTATCTCGGTGCCTTCGGGAAAGAGCGCCCAGCCTGCTGCACCCATCGTGCCCAGCATCTTCTCGATACGTCCCAGCTCCTTGGAGTCCCGGCTGGTGGTCTTTCCCACCCGGAAGGGGATGCCGAATATTTCGGAAAACATGTCCCAGAAGGAGCATACGTTTTTCTTGGGAATGGTATGCTGGGCACATTTGAGGTACATCCCCAGGTCGTGCGTGCCGCCCACCTCCACCGTCCAGTCCGCCATTTCGCTGTGCCGGTAGTCATAGCCGTTCTGCCATGCCTCCTGCTGACGTACCACGATGACCCCGTATTCGGGGATGACGTGGCGGCGCGGTACCAGCTGCACCTCGCTGAAGGCGGGTGTCCCGTCCACGGAGATGACATCTCCCAACTGGATGAGCGAGTGCCCCCAGTAGTGCGCGTCCAGTGCCAGGTCCATGAAGGTCTTGAACCAGGGCGCCTCGAATATGGCCGTCAGTTCCAGGTTCTCCACCCCCTTTCGATCCACGATGCGGAAACTCTTGTTCAGCACATACCCTTTGCGCTGTCCCACGCATCCGGTGAGGTGCATGTCCACCTCCACGTCGCCATACACGTCATACAACGGCACACGGTTGGGATATTCCACATTCTTTGCATACTGCCAGGCGTTGCGCCAGGCGCGCATGTCTTTCTTGGTAAGCGCCTCGGTCTGCAGTTGCAGGTCGACGGACAGTCTGGTCACCCGCTTCACCTCGGCGGGATTGCCGAGGTTTACTCTGCCAATCCTTACCGGGTTCTGTTTCTTGTAATTGCGATTGGACATAGTTTGTTAATTGAAAATGAATAATTGAAAAACCATATTTCTTACCAGATATACTCGTTCCTGGCGGCTGATCCGTAGCGGATGGGGTTATGGAAATCCTCTTCTCCGTCCGGCCCCATGACGGTGGGAATGTCGGGGATTACACGTCCCGCCTGTATCTCCTTCAAGTATTCGATGGCATCCTTATAGCGTTTCTCGCGTACCTCGGAGCCCATCTTCTGGGGCAGCGACGCTGACATGTGGTAGAGGGCGATATCGACCGCACATCCCACCAGTTCGGCATCCCGCCGTTCTCCTTCGCAGGCGAATGCCTTCTGTATGTCGTAACGCCCGCGCAGGGCCGATGCAATGCGTGACAAGGCACGCTGTTCCGCTGCCAGGCGGTTGTCGGGTGAACTCTGTTGCATGATTCTCAATGCCTCCGTTCCAATCTGTATGTAATCGTCTTCCGTAATGAACATGGGGATAATGTTTAGCGGTTAATGTTTAGTGATGCATGAACTCTTAATTTTCACCAGCTTTGGGAGGGCGGCTGGCGTACTCCCATGCGCGGTGTGAAATTTTCCTCACGCACCTGCTTCTGCAGTTTGTAGATGGCACCCTCATCAGCGTCGGGGCCGTCATCATGGGCGCGGCTTCCTTTCTCGAAGGCGAGGGTCTGTTCGATACCGGTCTTCATGTCGTTGTCATTTTTCAGTTTCTCGTTGTAAAAGACCAGACCGCGTTCCCACAGCGGGCTGACGGCTTCGATGCGGGCGAACTTGTCCGGCTTCTTCCGCTTGTCGGCGGTGACGGGCACCTGGTAGCCGCGCTGCCTGCCCTCACGCTCGAACTCGTCCAATATGGTATCCTGCATGAAGTTGGCTTCCATGTAGATGGTGACGGCGGCGTCCTCGGACAGTGACTCCCAAAGGTCATAAACCCATCGCACCATTTCGCCCACGCTGCACTGACGCACAAAAGCACGCAGGCAATGCAGTTCTGTGGGACTGGCGGTTTTCAATCCGGCGCGTGGACGTCCCCACAACTTGGCGGCCTTGTAGTCGTTCTTGCTGCTGTCCTTGAAACTGGGGTCGATGTAGAGCACCAGGCTTTCATAGTAGCGGAGTTTGAGCATCCGCTTCCACCGGATCCAGCGTTCCTGGAAGACCGCACCTTCGGTGATGGGATTGTGCATGTATTCCTTCTGGAAGCTTCGGTAGCCCATGAACCGTTCACGACTGCGCAGCAGTTCGATGGTGTAACATTCCGGCCAGGCGGGAGTCCCGTCCTTGCCGATTGCATAGACGGTACTGGTATATACGGTGTCGCTGTCTGTCATCTTTTGCAGCACGCTGTTCTTGCCGATGAGGTTGCCCACCATGATGAAGCGTCCTTCCTTACCGCCAAAACAACCGAAAAGGGCTTCCTTCACCCATTTTGTCATCTCTCGCACACGCGCCTCGCTACGGCACATCTCGTCATCGTCAAGGTCATCCACCACGATATAGTCCGGACGCTTGTCGCGAAAACGCAGTCCTCGTGGTGACTGCCCGCGTCCGCGGCTGAAGAAGGCGCACTGGTCCTTGGTAACGAATTCGCCCTCCTGCCAGCATCCGGAGTTGTATTGCTCGCCGAAGTCTTCGACAATGTACTGGTTGAACTGGAGTTCCGCCTGCAGGTCGCTCAACAGGGCATCGGCATTGTCCTCGCTTTTCCCCACCAATACCATGACGTGCAGCTCCCCCTTGAACTTCAGCCATAGGGGGATTCCCACGTCCAGGTGTACGGACTTGGCATGTCCGCGCGGCCATTTGAAAACGGCCCGCATTTCCCGGTGCTTCTCGATGTAACGGGCGGCCTCGTTGTGGAATCTTGCATTGGGGCATTGGCAGTAGTGGCTCAGGTACCGCCGGCAGAAGTAGTCGTAATCTTTCAAGGCACGGGCGATGTTCTTTTTCCGTTCGGCTTCAGTCTCCGGTTTGCGTTTTGAGGTGAGGCGCAACAGGCGCTGGCAGTGCTCATTCCACCGCAGCAGTGCTTCTTTTTTTTCTTCCGCTGTCATTTCTGTTTGAATTTGATTCCCATGAATTCGCTGTGCATACGGTTGATGAGTACAAGCATTTTGTCGTCTATCTCGGGATATTCGTCCCGGTGCGTCACCATCCAGTTCTCAAACTCTATGAGTGTATCCACCTTGTTCACAATGGTGGTGCTCAAGTTAATTTCCTTGATAGCTTTGACGGATTTCAGCAGCGAGTCAGCCATGCGCCCGATGCTTCTTTCGTCACCGTCTGCCTTGTCGATGGCGTCCCCCAGTTTGGAAAGGGTTTTGGAGGTGATGGATTCCTTGCTCATTTCGCGTGCGGCGCGTTCCTCTTTCCAGCCTTCAGTGTTCAGCCACCGGCTGACGGACTGGCGGCTCACTCCGGTGAGTTCCACAATCTGTGCGGTGGGGGTCCCTTTCATGTAGAGGTGCTTCGCCACCGATTTCTGCTTGTCCTTACTGTTTGCCATATACCTTGAAATTTCTTGTTTACAGTGGCAAAGTTGCGAAGTGTGGTGCGGGGCACGAAAAAACGGCGCAATGCTTGCACACAGTTACAAAACGGTTGCACACTTGAGGGCAACCGTTACACACTTTTTTGTGCGGTTATGGGTGTAGCTGTAAGTTTGCGACAAAATGAGACGGAAATCATGGCTAAAAGAATCAGGATATCAAACGAGACATTGAACTGCTTCGGCACCTGGGTAAAGACTGACGGGGTGGATTTGGAGCAGTTCCGGAGAAATCCCGTCATGCTGTGGATGCACTGGAGGGGTATCATTATCGGAAATATTAGGGATTTGAAAGTGGAAGGTGCCGAAATCACCGGTGAACCCTACTTTGATGAAGTCCGTGACGAGTCGAAACTGGCAAAGCAGCAATGGGACAAAGGTACTCTGAAGATGTGCAGCCCTTATTTTGAAATCGTGGAGTCGAGTGACGACCCCGTACTGCTGAAACCCGGACAGACACGTCCGACCATCACGAGGTGCAGGCTGATGGAGGTCAGTATGGTGGATATGGGCGGTAATGACGACAATATAGTCATGCTCTCTTACCGGGGCGATGAGTTGAAACTTGCCACCGGCGAAGACTGCACCGCACTGCCCCTTCTGAAAACAGACGGCGGACAAACCCCGCCAAGCAATAACTCAAAAACAAAAGAGACTATGAATGCAGATTTTAAAGCTATCGCCCTGAAGCTGGGCCTGCCGGAGACGGCGACAGAAACGGAGATCCTTGCCAGGATAGGTATCCTGCAAGGACATCAGACCGCAAACATGGAACTGCGCAAGCAGCTGGACGAGATCAGGCTGGCAAGTGTGACGCAGATGGTGGATGAAGCCATCAAGGCAGGAAAGTTCAATGCGGACAAGAGGGAACACTTCATCGGTCTGGGCAAGACAATGGGAGCGGACTCCTTGAAACTGACACTGGACAGCATGGCTACCGCCACCAAGCCGATGCAGTTGCTTAACACCGGTGGAGGCGGTGCGTCGAGTGCCGGCATGGCATCGGGACAGTGGGGCAAACTGAGCGAGGTGCCGGAATCGCAGCTGAAGCTGATGCGCGAGAACGACCCGGCCAGATACCGTGAGCTGTACAAGGCGGAATACGGCATAGACTGCCCTAAGTTCTGAGAGAGGAGAAACAGTAATAGTAACTTGTAAAATCGTAAAACGACATGATGAAATTTATTTGCGGAACGCTGTTCAACGTCCTGATGGGCGTCGTCCTGGCGAATGTGGTGGGAATGGATCCCGCTTATGGCGCAGCGACCGGGGCGGTTGTTCCGGCTGTGCTTGGAAACTTCATGCCCCTGGGCGCAGCCTTTGAGGGCGTATATACTGAGGTGTGGACCGGTGAGCTGGTAAAACGCCTGAATGCGGGGCTGGCGGCGAGTTTTCTGAACGGGATTCCCGACTATTCGGCCAAGGCCGAGAATGAGGTCATCCATCTGGTGGATGTGGAAGGTGATCCGGATGTGCTGATAAACAATACCACCTATCCGATTCCGGTCCAGAATCTTACGGAAGGTGATATTCCCATCGGCCTGGACAAATACCAGACGAAGGCGACCCGCGTGACGGACGACCAGTTGTATGCCATTTCCTATGACAAGTTCTCCACCGATGTGCAGCGCCACAGCAATGCCATTGACACGGCCAAGTACAAGAAGGCCATCCATGCGCTGTCCCCTTACAGCAATACGAAAACCACCCCAGTAGTCCCCACTTCGGGTGAGGCTGACGCTACGGGCCGCAAGAAGATGACACGCAAGGATGTCATCGCCCTGAAACGAGCTTTCGACAAGGCGGAGGTTCCTACCGACGGACGTCGTCTGGTGCTTTGTCCCGACCATATCAACGACTTGCTGGAAGAAGACCAGAAGTTCCGTGAGCAGTACTACAACTACACCACCGGCAAGGTGACGAACATGTACGGTTTCGAGATTTATGAATTTGTAAATTGCCCGTACTTCACCAATGCCGGGGTGAAGGTTCCTTTCGGGACTTCTCCCGCCGAGACGGACATGCAGGCGTCCGTTGCCTTCTACGTGCCCCGCATGTTCCGTGCCCAGGGTTCCACGAAGATGTACTATAACGAGGCGCGTACCAATCCGCAGACCCAGGAGAGTCTTGTAAACTTCCGCCACTACGAAATCACGATGCCGAAGAAGCAGGAGGCTATCGGTGCCATCTACAGTTATGATGGCAAGACGGCACAGACTTCCGACGCGGAGGTGACAGCGGACAAGCACTGGGCGCAGATTCGTCGTGAAGCTGCCGCGGCTGCCGCAAAGGCTGAAGAGGAGAAGGCTGGTCCGCTTCCGGAGGATGCGGGTGAAGAACTGGAGGCATAGTGATGAGCAGAGGACTACGCAACAATAACCCGCTGAATATCCGTCTCTCTGCCACCACCGTGTGGCAGGGGGAAATCCGGCCTTCGCAGGACCGTTCGTTCTGCCAGTTCAGGACGATGGCCCACGGCTACCGTGCCGGTCTTAAGTTGTTGCAGAACTACCGCCGCAAATACGGTTGCCGCACCATTGCCGACTTTATCCGCCGTTGGGCACCGCCCACAGAGAACAACACGAACGGCTACATCAGCCGTGTGTGCAGGGAGATGCAGGTGCCGGCAAGCCATGTGCCCGATGTGGACGACCGGGGTACGATGTGTGCCTTTGCGGCTGCGATGTCGCAGGTTGAAAACGGTGTTCCGGCAGTGATGGCGGACGTGGAAGCCGGCTGGAGCCTGCTCTAATCAATCAAGAAATTAAAAAAACAAAAACGGATGGATACTTTGATGCAGATATTAGGCAGCCTCTTTCCCGCGGGACTGGGTGCGGCAATCGGAACCGCTTTGGGCTGGTTCTTCAACCGCCGCCTTTCAAAGGCCCGCAACAGCGGAGACGTGGATGCTGCTTATATGGACAACATTCAGAATCTCCGTTCGGACTTAATGAGTTCCATCAATGAGAACAGAAAACTTTACCGGGCCATCGCCCGACTGGACCGCACGGTGGCTCGCGCTACTGCTTGTCGTCACTGGAACGATTGCCCTATCCGTAACGAGCTGCAGAAGTCCGGGACGATTGACACGGAACAGCCTCGTTACCGACAGCCTGCAAGGCAGAAGCGGGTTCGCTCTCCTTCAGCAGCCCGTTCCTCCCAGTGTGGCGAGGACGGCATTTCCGACGAAGATATTGACCTCGATACCTGTGGGGACGGGCTTCAGTAAGCGTAGTGGGCAGGCAACAGTGAATGTCAACCGCATATCGGAAGACAGCCTGGAGGTGACTGCCACCTGCGACAGTCTGGCACGCCAGGTAATAATGCTGACGGAAGAACTGACACGTATCCGCAACGAGACATCCTCAGCGGTAGAGACCCTGCCTCCTGAGGTGATAAGGGAACCCACCGGCTGGCAGTGGTTTCAAATATGGACAGGTCGGCTGGCCGTTGCCGTCCTTCTTCTGATACTGATTAAACGGCGATTGAACAGAACTTAAAAAACAAAAGAATTTATGGACGGATTAATTTACGGACTGGCGCACCTCAAATTCAAGGAGAAGGAAATCGGCCTTATCAGCGAGGAAGGCCTGCAGCCTGCCGGGAGCGCCCCGAGTACCACGGACATCTACGCCGCGCAGGTGAAGGACGGCCCGGTAATGACACTCACCACCAATCCCGGCAAGAAGGCATTCACCTGCACCCTGATAGAGCTGAACGCCGAGAGCCTGGTGAACACCATCGGCGGCACGAAGGACGCCAAGAACAACTGGGAGCCCCCCGAGAACTGGGAAGCCACGGGCGTGATGGACGTGGTTGCCGACAGCGGCGAGACCCTGCGCTTCTACAATGCCAAGGTGACCGGCAGTGACTTTGCTAACGGCATCAACTCCTCCAACGTGCTGGGGCTTTCCCTGAACATCGAGCTGCTGAAGGATGCCGAGGGCAAGCGCATGAAGCTCTTCGCCAAGGGCATCGACCCGGATACGGGTACCGAGGCTGCAGGCTAATGGGGGGCTGCCCATGAAACCGAACTTTGAAATGGAATCCCTTGCGGAGAGGGTCATGTCGGATGCCGGCATCTCCCTTCCGCTGCGGCTTCCCGGAGGGAGACACATCCGCTGGGTGATGCGGATACCAACCCTGGAAAGCCGCTGCCGCATGGCACGGATGTATCTGAAACTGGGTGTGACACACGAGGAACTCAGGGCCTATACTTTTGAACAGAAGCTGGAGTTTATGGTGAAGCATACCAAAACAGTGAGCCGCATGGTGGCATATGCCATCGTCCGCGGCAGGGTGTCGGGCAGGCTTCTGAACCGTCCGGTGGCATGGATGCTGCGCAACTGCATGCACCCCGCAGCCCTGGAGGAGGCATGGATGATCGCCCTGAGCACGATGAGCACGGTCCCTTTCGGGAGTACTATCAGATTGGCAGAGGTGATGAGCCTGACAGCGCCCAATCTGAGCCAAAGAAAACAGAACGGGAGTTAAAGGGGTACACGGAGCCCGCCCATAGCCCGTTCGGTCTCGTGGGACAGATAGCCCGTGACACGGGCTGGAGTGTGGACTACATCATGCGCGGTGTGAACTACCCGATGCTGATGCTGATGTGGCAGGACTTCCCCCGCCATGTGCCGGGAAGGAAGAAGACCACGCAGGAGATGGTTGCCGAGAGGAGAAGCCGCAACGGGCAGCCGGACATATCTCCGGCAGACTATTTACAACAATTGCTTGACGAGGAGGAAAACGCTGATGAATCCCATTAAACTTGAAATATTCCTGGATGACAAGACGCTGGCGGGCATGAGGTCGGTGGAAGGCAACGTGGCCAACATGGAGGCTTTCACCAGGCGGATGATCGGGCATCTGAAACTGGAACTGAAAGATCTGGAGAAGGAGTATAAGAATCTCCAGAAACAAGGGCTTGCCGGTGAGAGGGAGATGGCTGACATCCAGGCGCTGAAGGGTGCCATCGGCGGGTTGAAGGAACAGCTTAAGGAATACGAGGCTGCCAAAAGACGGGCGGGCGAGACACCCGTCATAGGCAATGACCCCGCACCGAAACTGAACAGCGTGAAGATGAGCATGGCGCAGATAGCCCGCGAGCTTCCGTCACTGGCCATGGGACCGCAGATGTTCTTCCTGGCAATATCCAACAACATCCCGATGTTTACGGATGCGGTGGGCAATGCCAGAAAGGAGTACGAGAGACTGACGGCGGCAGGCCAGAAGGCGACACCGGTATGGAAGCAGGTGCTCTCGTCCCTTTTCTCGTGGCAGACTTTAATGGCTACCGCCATCACGCTGACTGTCGTATTCGGCAAGGAAATCGGGAATTTCTTCTCTACACTCTTTTCCGGAAAAAAGTCAGTTGCCGGTCTGGCAGAAGCACAGGAAGAGTTGAACAAGGCGATGCAGGAATCCGATACGGGTATCGGCAAGAATATTGTATTGCTTAGAACCTTGCAGGAGAAATGGGCTTCCCTGGGCAATGACCTTTCCGCAAAAAAGAAATTCATTACAGACAACAAGGAGGAATTCGACAGGCTGAATGTGGCTGTTGCCAACGTCGCCGACGCGGAGAATCTGCTGGTCGGCAATACGGAAGCTTTCATCAAATCCATGCAGCTCCGCGCCAAAGGTGCGGCAGCCCAGAAGATGGCTGCCGAGAAATACGAAGAGTCCCTCAGGCTGCAGCTGGAGATAGAAAAAGAGAAGAAACGTCCGGTCGGCACGCTTGAAAGGACGGCCGGCACTTTGAATACCGTCCAGTCAAGAGGGCTGGTAAATGAAACCGGTGAGGACCTCAAACGGTACGGAGTGGAACATCTGGAGAAACAGAAGAAAGCCATCGACGAGACTGCCGATGCATTCTTCCGACTCGGTATTGAAGCTGAGAATGAAGCCCGGGAAGAATTGAAGGCGGCAAATATAAAGGACAAAATAAAAGTAAAGGCACCGGTAAAAGGAGGTAAAACAGAAACCGACTATGCCGCCGAACTTGCCGACGCCCGCATCCGTGCCCAGCGGAAAGTGGAGGCCGCCCGCATCGCCGTGATGGTGGAGGGACGGGAAAAACGCAAGGCGCTTGCCGAAAAGGAGTATAATGACACTCTTGCCGCCATCGACAAGGAAGAACGCGATACCCTTGCCAAACTGGAAAAATCAAGGAAGGCGGGCAGGAAGGTGACTCCCGAAGAGGAGAGGCAGGTGAAGGACGGCGCGACTGCACAACGCGCCCTTGCCCGGGTACAATACCTGCAGGACACCTACAATATAGAAAAGGAATGGCGCGAGAAGAACCGCCAGGCCTGGATTGACTACAACAAGGAATACGGCACCTACCAGAACAAGCGCCTTGCCATCGTGCAGGACTATGCACTGAAGATAGCCCGTGCCGAAACCGAAGGCGAGAAGGAATCACTGAAAAAGAAACGGGACAACGACTTGAAGGAACTGGACTTCGGGGAATTCAAGAAGACCGTCAACCTGGCTGACGTATTCGGCAATCTGGATGGACAGAGTACGGAAGCGCTTTCCGCGCTTCGTGACAAGCTGAAAGAATATATCAATGGCGCTGCCAAAGAACTGCGCCCGTCCGATTTAAAGGAATTGCAGGATGCCCTTACGGATATAGACCTGAAGATTGCCGACCGCAAGCCTTTCCGGGAATTGAAACGCTCGCTGGCAGAGTACGGCGAATCCCAGGCGGCAGTGGAGAGCGCCCAGGAAGACCTGAACACCGTAATGGCAGGAGGTGAAGTGGTTACGGGTATGTATAGGGACGAGACCGGCAGACTTGTAGCCGGACTGTTGACCCAGGAGCAGGCTGAAAGGAACCTTGCAGCCGCCCAGAACAACCGTCTGAAAAAGCAGGCGGCATTGGCGCAATCGCTGCAGGGTGTGGCGGGCAGGATGTCATCCTACGGTCAGGCTGCCGGTACCATCATCTCCACACTGGAAGGCTTTGGCGTCACTGTTGACGAGAATGTGAAAGGTGTGGTGGAAGGATTCAACACCATGAGCGAAGGCATCAGCCAGTTTGCCCAATCACTGCTCAGCATGGATATCGGCGGCATGATAAGCGGTGTGGTGAACACCGTGGGCGGTGCCATCAAGAGCGTGGGCAGCCTGTTCGGTGCCGACTGGGGAGGCGAACGATCGGAAAGACGTTACCGGCAGGCCAAAGAGAAATACGAGAGTTACATGGAAGTACTCGACAGGGTCATTTCCAAACAGAAGGAGCTCGTTGCTTCCATGGAGGCGGACGACTTCGCCAATGCCGACAACTCTTATGAGCGTGCCCGTGAGTTGCTGAAAAAACAGCAGGACTATGCCCGGGAGATGGGTAAGGCCTATCTGAATGCAGGTGCAAGCAAGGGGTTTCTGGGCGTGGGGTCAAGCGCCTCGCACGGTACCGACCAGCGCAAGGACATCTCCCGGTCCGCCTGGGAGCAAGCCAGGAAGGTGTTGGGTAGCGACTTCGATAAATACGGCATAGGGGACGGTCGCATGACGGGACTCTTCGACCTCTCGTATGAGCAGTTGGTGAGACTTCGTGATGAAGCAAGCGGTTTCTGGAGCGAACTGCACGAGGACACACAGGACTACCTGAACCAGATTATCGAAAGCGAGGAAGCCTGGCAGGAGGTGCAGGAAGCCCGCAAGGAGGCACTGACGAAGACGGACTTTGACAGCTTCTATAACAGCTTCGTCTCCATGCTGTCCGATATGGATGCCACTTCGGAGGATTTTGCGGACAGTTTTGAGAAGTACCTGCAGAATGCCATTTTCTCCGCACTGGTAGCCACGCGATACAAGGACCGGATACAGAAACTGTATGACTCATGGGCGGACATGGCCGACAAGGACGGACTTTCTTCCACGGAGGCGGAGAAGCTGCGCGGGGATTACCGGAAGATAATCGATGAGATGCTGAAAGAGCGTGAGCAGCTGATGGAAGATTTCAACTGGAAACCATCGGGCGAAGATGGAGGCAGCCAATCAGGACGCGGCGGTGTCTTTACCGCCATGAGCCAGGAACAGGGTACGAAACTGGAGGGATTGTTCACCTCCCTGCAGGACCATGCCAGTGGTATGCACCGTCTGCTGGAGGAACTGACGAAGGGACGTTCCGCCGACCATGATATATTCCTGCAGATAGCTGAGAACACCGCTTACTGCAAGATACTGGAAGACATATTCGACCTTCTGGCAAGCAAGGACCGGGACGGATGGAAAACGATATAGCAAGCTTATGAAAGATTTGACAGGATATATGACGATAAACGGCAAGGATGCCTGGACGGAATATTCCGCTTTCCTCTGTGAGGACAGACGGGAGGACAACTTCAATTTCAGTGAATTGCTGAAACCGCTTGAAATGAAGGCATACACCTCTGTGGATTTTCGGGAGCGTAACGGTGAGGAGCTGCCGGAGGTATTGCCGTCTCCGTGTTGTAAGGCCAGGGACGTGACGTTGTACTTCGCCATATATGCCTCTTCTCCGGAGGAATGCGAGACCCGCCGTGCGGCATTGATGAAGGTCATGTATTCCGGATGGGTGAACCTTCAGGTAAAGGGCAGGACATCCGCCTATAAGTTCTACTACAAGTCTTCTTCCGACTTCGACACCGTGACGGATGTATCCGGCGGGATGGTCGTAGAGAGATGGAAAATGAAGTTTCGGGAACCGAAACCCGGAGCTCTTTAAATAACGATTAAAAGCTGTTTGAATGGAACTCAAAATCTATAACCGGTCCGGAGAGTTGAAACTGACGGTTTCCACATCCTCCTCCTCCACCTGGAACCAGGAACTGATGAAGGAATGCTCTGTGTCGGTCTCCTTTACCCACCCGTCCTACGTGATGCTGGACGTGGAGGACTATGTGCTGCTGGAGGGAGTGAAGTTCAGTATAAAGAAGGAGTACAAGCCGAAGCAGAAGAACAGGCAGACGTACAACTACTCGGTGAAGTTCTACGCCCCCATCCACGACGCTGAGCAGGTGATGTACCTGCACCTGACGGACGGTGCGTATGAACCGCAGTTCTCTCTGAATGACAGTCCGAAGGTACATCTGCAGAAATGGGTGGATAACATGAACCGATTGTCATCTATACCGGTATGGAGCATTGGTGAAGTTTTGGAATCCGCGAACAAGACAGTGGAATACAACAATGCCACTTGTTGGGATGCCTTGTCGCTGATGTCCGACGCTTTTGAGTCCGAATGGTGGGTGGATGATTTCAAAATCAATCTGACCCGTTGTGAACGTGGTGAGCTCGTAGAACTGGGCTATTTGCAGGGCCTCACCTCGTTGGTACAGTCGGAAAACAGTGATGATGTGAAGTTCTTTACACGTTTAATTCCTCTTGGCAGCACTAAGAACATAGACCGCAGCCGCTATGGCTACAGCCGTCTCCAGTTGCCGGACAAAGCGAAATATGTGGACCGGAACACGCATTACGGACTGTTCGAGCATGTGGAGGAATCCGCATTTTCGGAAATCTTTCCGAAATACACCGGAACGGTCACCTCTGTGCGAAGTGAAGAAAAGACGGATGAGGACGGCAAGAAGTTTACGGTCTACTATTTTAATGACGAAGGAATGCTATTTGACCCGAACAAGAACGAGATTGCCGGGCTTGTGAAACGTATATCCTTTCAGACCGGTGACCTTGCCGGGCAGGGAAATTCCGAAAGCAACAATTACTGGTTCGAGGCCAACTATAATTCGGATACGCTGGAATGGGAAATCATCAACACCTATCCTTCCGATGACATTCAGATACCGGGCGGAAACCTTGTACCCCAGCCGGGAGACACGTATATTCCCTGGAATATTCGCATGCCAGAATCATACGAAGCTCAGGCTGAGCAGGACTACAAGGCTGCCGTGGACAGTTTCTTGGAGAAATACAGCGATGACATATCCATCTATGGTGGCGACACAGACTATATATGGGTGGACAAGCAAAACATACCATTACAGCTCGGTCAACGTGTGCGGTTGCTCAGTGACAAGTATTTCTCTTCCGGATATTTCGACACCCGGATGACGAAGGTGGTGCGGAAGCTGGACAACCTGGGAATCGCCAACATTGAGTGCACCAACAAGGTCGGCAAGGGATGGAAGAGGACAGTGGAAGCAAGCCTCTCGCAGTTGCAGTATGTGGTGTCAATGGGGGGGAGTTCCTCTTCCGGAGGCAGTGGCTCTTCTTCCATCACAGAGGTGTCTGACAAACTGAAGAAGGATATCCTTGTCAATTCCAGCGATGTAGGATATATAAAGAAGGGAGATGTGGTGTCTGCCGGAGAGACATGGGAAAAGATTTTTCGCAATATGCTGTACAGACCCGTAGGAGCGGAACTCCGGAGCAGCATATCGACATCAAATGATGTGGAATATGGCACTCCGAAAGGATATATCACCTACACGGCCACACGCAACGGACAGGGTGCCATGAAGGAAGCCTACTATGATGACAAGAAGGATAATATACTGCATTTTTCGGAAGAGAATTCCGGTGTACAGACTGCTGTCAGACGGCTGTCCGGCACCTATATCGAGAGGGAGACCTACAAGGCCGCCGTCACTTATGCCGCATCGGCCGACGGGCAGCTGCCGGAAAAGACATTGAACGACACCATCAGCGTAAACGTGCGCCGCAAGTGGTTTGCCGGGGTTGTGGACTCTGTGCCTGCCACATCGGCCCAGGTACGGTCACTCGGCAGCAGCGGGATGTACACCGGGGCCGGCAGCTACAAGTTCAGTGCCGGCCGGTGGAAGACAATCGTAATCTGCATACCTGAGGGAACCGTGAGCGAGCTCACCCTGACCGCATATCCCGGTAATTTTATCGAAGACACCGGAGTGTGCAGCGGCCCCACTTCCATCTCTGTGGAAGGCGCTAACGGAAGCCAGGCAACGGATTACCGCATGTGGGTGATACGGACCGACGGCACGAACGATGCCGATACATTCACATTCAAAACGAGTTGACATGGTAAAGATAAACGGAAGCAGCTTCGCGCTGCAATACAAGAGGACAACGTACCGGCCTATCGACAGCTCGTCTGTATTCGATACCATAGAGGACGCACGCGTATACGCGAGGAACACCGACACCGAAGCCTATTTCCCCTATGCGGGACAGCTCGTGTCCACCCTTGAGAACGGGGGCGCCGTCTACAAGCTGTCGAAGGACGACAGCATACCGGAGACCGACGGGAAGAGGCACTTCAAGCTTGACCCTATAGGCAGCAAGAACGACAACGACGACCGCTACGTGCGCAAGGACATCGCCGAGACCATCGAGAAGCTAATGACCTTCATCGAGGGCATCAACGTGAAGGGCACGGCCACGCTGAACGAAATCATGCTGCTGAAAGACCTCGTGTCGGAGAACTTCTCAACCGGAGGCTCAGGTTTCGGCATCTACCGGGACGCGGACGGCAACTACCATCTCGACATCGACTTTGTGGACATCCGGAAGAAGCTGAGCGTGGAGGACATCCAGGTGCAGCAGTCCACCTATGTCGGGGGCAGGCAGTACAATACCGGCGGCGGCATCATCTGCAACCGCGTGGAGGACAAGGGCACATACTGGCGCTGCTATTTCAAGACCACTGATTCGGAGGGGCGTACCGTGTACAACACCTTCCAGGAGGATGACCAGGCCATCTGCGAGACGTTCAACCTGAAATCGGGCAACCACTACTACTGGCGGCTCGTGACGGGTACGGGAGACGACTACATAGACCTCTCCAAGGACGACTGTGCATCGGGCAGCGACATCCCGCTTGCCGGAGACAGCATCGTGCAGCTCGGCAACCGGACGGACACGGGCCGCCAAGGGGCCATCGTCTGGGACAGCGTTACCGCCGGAGGGCCTTATGTGCGCATATACAATGGGATAAACTCGTACACGATGCCCGAACCGTTGATTGACTTCAATACGGTGCTCAGCGAGATTACCGCCAGGTTTATCAACCAGGCTACCGGTAAGGATATGGACAAGACCCTTGACGACATGCAGGTGAATCTCGACATTATCAAGCAGCAGACGGACAAGGAGTACACGATGTGGTTCTATGACTATGAGCCTACATTGAGTAACATTCCCGCTTCGGAATGGACGACTGCGGAGCTGAAGGCCATGCACGACCAGGACCTGTTCTACAACACCGCTACCGGGCAGGGCTACCGGTTCGAGTCGGGTGCTTGGGAAGAAATCACCGACCACCTGACGCTGAAGGCGCTGGAAGATGCTAAAAAAGCGCAGGATACGGCCGACGGCAAGCGGCGTGTATTCGTGTCGCAGCCCACCGCGGCCGATGACTACGACATGGGGGACATGTGGGTGAACGCGACGTTCTCTTCGGGAGGCGTGTCATATAAGAATGATTCGCTTGTAGCTATCACAGCAAAGAAAGCCGGGGAAAACTTCAGTATATCCCACTGGCGGCCTTCCTCCACCGCCACGACAGCCTATATCGAGAACCTGGGGGACCGCATCACGGTTGCGGTGACGGATTCGGAAAATGGCATTGCCGAGGCTACGAGGCTTGCCAACCAGGGTATCAGCGATGCCTGGGACGCTTATTATCTTGCCCGGGGGGCGCAGGATACGGCTGATGAGAACACGGCGGCCATCCAGGTGACAAAGGACTCTATCGCCGCGCTGGTTGAAGGCATCCACTTCGACGGCTCCGGAAACATCACGAACATCAACACTTCCGGGCTGGTGACGACGGCTGATTTCAACTCGCTGCTGTCTAAGAAGGTGAGTTTTGATGCGGCGGGGCATATCACGAACATCGACAAGTCGGGGCTCATCACCGAATCAAACCTTGTGCAGATGTTTGCAGAGAAAACCGCTTCGGATGGTTATGTAAAGAAATCGTATATAGCCGCTTTCGTTACCGAGCTGCCCGACGGGAGGTTCCAGAGCAATGCGCTGGTGAGCACCGACCTCATCCGGTTCAACGGGCATATCGTGGCGAACGACACGTTCGTGGTGGACAAGGACGGAAACCTGACGCTGAACAACATCACTGTCTCCGAGACCGGTGAATTCAAGGGCAGGGTTTCCATTTCTGACGGGAAAATCCTGCTGGAGAATGACGGCAGCGGTTGTTTGGCAAACGGTAACATCAGTTGGGACAATGAAGGCCGGGCAAGATTCGTGGGCATTGTCGAGTCACTGTCTCCATCTGGAGGCAACCGTGTTGTCATAGGGGTGGACAGTAACACCAGTATTGAAGGTTCTGAAGATAACGGGTTGAAGATATATGACAATGCCGGTAACCTGGTTGGCGCTTTCGGCTACACTAGCAATACTGGTACCAGCGGCATCGGCATGTTCCTTCAGAACGGCAATGAGAAATGCTTGTTCAACCCTCACAGTCTTTTTATGCAGTCAGTCAATGGTGCCGACCTGTATTATGTGGAAATATCCCCCTTTTTGGGTATAAGTTTCTATAAGAACCATACCCTCACCAAGACATACAGCAACAAATAACCCCAATATTGGATGGATATGAAAATTAATTTTAGAAAAATCGAGGCACAGACCTCATTCGAGGGCGGCAGACAGACCTTCGACGCAGCCGAGACCGTCGGCAATGAAATGATGTACAACGGCAGCATCCTGCTGGACATAGGCTTTGAGGAGCTGGCCAGACAGATTTACTACTCCACAGAAGCGGTGGAAGTGCCTGAACGTTATTGCAAGGCATTGGAACTTGTAGTGAAGAACTCCCGGCTCATAGCGGCCATTAAACGGGAAATTATCAACCAATTAAAATCTGAACAATGAAAATAGTAAGGAACGGGTTTATCCCTTTTAAGGGTTTTACCGCAATCAATCTGTTCGGCATTCTGTTTGTCCGTGATGATAGTTTTTTGGATGGCATAGCCATTAACCACGAACTTATTCATACGCAACAAATGCGTGAGTTACTTTATATCCCCTTTTATGCGTGTTATGTGGTGGAGTGGCTCGTTCGGCTTGTGTTACCCGGTAATGCATACCGAAACATCAGTTTTGAGCGGGAGGCTTTTACTTGTCAGACCGACCTTTCGTATACGGGACACCGAAAGCCGTACGCATGGTTGAATTATATGATAAAATAGTGACATGGGCTACATCAGGTTCGTTTTGAGCAAGCGCGTGACCGGTGACGATGGAGGTGCCACGAATGCGGTCATCAGCCGTATCGAGAGTGACATGGCCGACACGGGCATGCTCGAGACGAACCTGATAATGCACGCCCTTGCCGTGCGTGGCGGCAAGGTTGTTGAGATTGCAGACTTCATGCTGGATTTGAGCAGGCTTGATGACAACGATATATTAGGATAGGTT